CTTTATAATTACTTTCCTACTAAGGTAGCAGAAACATATCTTAAAGATTATGAAAATATCAATAACGATATTCTACCTAAAATTTACAATTTACAAAACTCACAAACAGATAATCTAAAAAGATCAAATGAAGGTGGCTGGCATAGCACAGACGACTTAAATTATAGACCTGAGTTTAGAAACATACATAACGCAATATTAGAATCTGCTAATGCGTTAGGTAATAATCTTAATTATGATACAAACAAATATTATCTAAAAATATCAAATATGTGGTCTATCATTAATAAGAAACATGATTATAATTCATCACATAGTCATACAAATGCTTTATGGTCAGGCGTTTATTATGTAAAGGCAGATGAAGATAGTGGTAATTTAAATTTATATGATCCTAGATTACAAGCACATACAACACATCACTATACAAATGATAAAGAATTACACGAATTAAATTATACTAGTATGAAATTTACACCACACACAGGAAAATGTCTAATTTTCCCTGGTTGGTTAATACATGATGTTTCCCCTAGTAAATCAGATAACGATAGAATTATAATATCTTTTAATATAGGACAGTCTCCAAAGGTATTATAAATATATGTATGACAACAACTAACAGTTATTTAAGACAACCTACAAAATTAGATTATGCGTCACCAACGCAGTTTAAATTTAGTATTTTAAAACTACCTAAAGTAGAATATTTTTGTACTGAGGTAAACATACCTGCTATATCACTTAACGCATTAACTCAGGACACAAAGTTTAAACAAATACCTATACCTGGTAATGATCTATCATATAGTCCGTTATCATTAACTTTTATGATAGATGAAAATTATGAAAACTACCAAGAGATACATGGTTGGTTAGTAGGGTTAGGTTTTCCTAGAGACAATGCTGAATTTAGAAATTTAGCTGCTTCTGGTGATGATAGATTTCCTAGTGGTACAACAGCAGTTAATACAGAACCAGGTAAAGTAAAATACGGTGCTCAAAATGTTGGTGGTACTTATTCAGACGCTACACTTACAACACTGTCTAGTAAAAACAATGCTAATTTAGAAGTAAGATTTAGAGACGTATATCCTACATCATTATCTGGTGTACAATTTACACAACAACCAACAGATGTTAACTACTTAACGGCAACTGTTGAGTTTCAATATCAAATTTATGACTTTGCTACAGTAGGGTCATCAAGCACAACTATTACTACATCTTAGACTTTACTTTTTAAAGTTTTTGTAGTATAATATATATTATGGAGTTATTATGGATTTAGAACAATTACAAGACTTGGCTGAAAAAGACCTAAAGATAAATGATACTGAACTAGATTTAGAGTCATTAAAAACACCTCAATTACACAACAAATATATGAAACACTTAACAAAGTTTAAGTTGTTATTAAGTCGTGCTCAAGGTGATTATTATACAATGAAAAAAGAAAAATGGGAATATTATACAGGCAAAGCACCTGCTGAAGTTTATGCTGTAAAACCATTTGATTTAAAAATATTAAAAACAGATATTGACAAATACTTAGAGTCAGATTTAGAATTACAAAAATCAAAACAAAAAGTAGATTACTTAGAAACAGTTGTTGATTTTTTAGATAGAACTATTAGAGTGATCGCAAACAGAGGATTTACTATTAAAAACGCAATTGATTGGCGTAAGTTTACTAGTGGTGCTATTTAATGAATTTAAAATTTGAATACTACTGGTATCAAAATGCTCTTACACAACAACAGTGTTCAGATGTTATTGCTATGGGTCTTAATAAAATGGAAGAAAATAGACGTAAAGGTCAATCAAATGATGGTGTAACTTATAGTGATAATTACAAA